GTTACGTGTGCAAGAAAATGACAGGCAAGTCTGATATCCGGCTTGACGGACGTCACCCGGAATTCGCAAGAATGTCACTCCGCCCTGGGATCGGGGCGGACTTCATACCAGAGGTGGCGTCAAGCCTTATGCAGCATGAGATTGATACGGAAGATGTTCCTAATGTGCTGCGTCATGGGCGTGCTGTTTATCCTCTGGGACGTTATCTCAAAGGAAAATTGAGGGAGCATTTAGGCCGTGCAAAGGAGGTACCGGAATCAATCAAGCAGAAAATTTCACAAGAAATGCAGCCTCTGCGAACGCTTGCGTTCGAGAGCTCGCGCCCTCTCAAGGATGTTGTCAGGGAGGTCTATCATGGTGAAACACTTCAGGCAGAAAAGCGCTTTGCGCTAAAACGAAAAAAGGGATCGATATGAAACGTGGCAAATTTAGTCTCTCGAATTACAAGCTCCTCTCGTGCGATATGGGAGAGCTTATTCCGTGTGGTATGTGGGAAGTCCTTCCCGGGGACACTGTGCAGGCCGCTACAAGTGCCTTGCTGCGCGCGTCTCCGCTCTTGGCTCCTGTCATGCATCCAGTGGACGTCAGAATTCATCACTGGTTCGTCCCTCACCGTTTGGTTTGGGAGGATTGGGAAAATTTCATCACTGGCGGTCCGGATGGTCTCGACGCCTCTGTATTTCCCACTGTTACTATTGGCGGTGGCTCAGGGGCTGCTGTCGGCTCTCTTGCTGATTATCTGGGCGTTCCGACCGGTGTAAATAACATCGAGGTCTCAGCGCTTCCGTTTCGCGGCTACTCCCTGATCTGGAATGAGTGGTATCGTGACCAGGATCTTCAGTCGAAACTCACCATCGACAAAACGTCGGGCGCAGACACAACAACAAACACCACGCTTCAGAATATCGCCTGGGAAAAAGATTACTTCACGTCAGCGCGTCCGTGGGAGCAGAAGGGCGCGGGTATCACTATTCCGCTTGGCGACTCGGCCCCAGTGTTGGGTATTGCGGCGACTAACCCAACTACCAATTTTATTTCAAATGTAGATGGTTGGGATACTGACGCCACAACTAGCTCAGGTGTAGGCAACGTCAACTATTCAAAAGCGTTCCAGCCTGCGACTTCTCTGATGTTCAAGGCCTCGCAAATTGGATCTGATGGCAGTGCGATGAAGCCGATGTTGACGGCGGATCTTTCTGACGCGTCAGCGATCACGGTCACTGCACTCCGTGAGGCAATGGCACTTCAACGCTACGAGGAAGCTCGTGCAAGGTTCGGGTCACGCTATGTTGAGTATCTCCGTTATCTCGGCGTTCGTTCTTCCGACGCTCGCCTACAGCGCCCTGAGTACCTGGGCGGTGGCAGGGAAACCATTCAGTTTTCGGAAGTCCTTCAGACTGCCGAAGGCTCAGACCCCGTCGGCGCTCTCAAAGGTCACGGAATCGCGGCCATGCGTTCCAATCGATATCGCCGATTCTTCGAAGAACACGGTTACGTGTTTTCTTTCATCTCGGTGCGGCCTAAGACGATCTATGCCCAGGGCTTGCCCCGTCACTTCAACCGGCGTGTCAAAGAGGATTTCTGGCAAAAAGAGTTGCAGCACATTGGCCAGCAGGAAGTTCTCAATAAGGAAGTGTACGCAGCACACGCTACGCCTGATGGCACTTTCGGGTACCAGGACAGGTACGATGAGTATCGGCGCACGGAATCTACAATTGCCGGTGGTTTCAGGGACAATCTGGATTTCTGGCACTTCGCCCGAATCTTCGGATCAACCCCGGCCCTAAACGGCGACTTCGTAAAGTGCGTTCCAACAGAGCGCACATTCGCCGTACCATCGGAAGATGTGTTATGGATCATGACTAAGCATTCGGTCCAGGCTCGACGTCTCGTCGCGCAGACCGGTCAATCGTTTATCTACTAGGAGGTTGAAATGAAAATGATCAAAGGCCTCGAGCTCGAGGCAAGCTCTTACAAGAGCAATATGGGACGTCTTGACGAGCGCGGCCGCGAGCTTCTTGACGGTCGCCCCATGGAGCCGCCGGTCGGGTACAACCCGCAGCCATCTCTGATGGATCGCATCCGCAAAATGGTAACGGATGCCCAAATACAACGCGACCTGGCAAAGGCAGGCGCGGAAACGTTCGACGAGGCGAACGACTTTGATGTCGGGGACGACTTCGACCCAAGCTCCCCTTGGGAGCAATACTATGAGCCGACCCCGTTCGAGGCTTTCATAAAGGAGCAGGAGCAGGCACAGAAGGCGGAGCCGCCCCGGGAGCCCCCAAGCGGAGGGGCGGCGCAGCCCCCCGCAGAAAGGCCTGCAGAGCCCGTGAAGGGCGTTTGACACAGTACATACACTTGATATGTACTGTGTTAGGTGACACCAAAGAGGACAAAAAACGATGGCAAGAGGAAGGTCCCAAAGGTCTTCAGGGCTGCGCGAAACCTCTGCTTTCGCTAACCGCAGGTTGACAGCCTTAAACTTCACTACCAGACCGTTAACCTTCCTCCAAACCATCGAGGATCGCAGAGACTTCCACCCCGAGCAGGCCTTTAGGCCTGCTCGGTCTTTCTCTCGATCAGTCCACAGGCTGGCCGTTCCGTCTCGACGGACGGGCAGACTTCCAATCGGGGTCACCTTTGAGAATCCGACAAGGGTTCTCGTATGCGTTCGACGCAAGTCTAGGCGGGAAGTTCTTTTCGCCGCTGGACATACAGGCAAGGGCTCTGCCCTGGGCAAACGTCGACGCTCTCACTATTCCGAAATTCAATGTTAGGAGATCATCATGCCGTGGGCAGCAGTCGCCAATGCAGTTGGCAGTCTTGCAGACAGTTTCTTCGACGCTCAGTCTGCCAAACAAAATATCAAGCTTCAGAAGCAGTTCGCCCAGGAGGGCATTCAGTGGAAGGTAGCAGATGCCAAGAAGGCGGGAATCCATCCTTTATATGCGTTGGGTGCGCAAACCCATTCTTTCGCTCCCGTCCAAACGGGCGGTGGCAACTTTTCGCAAATGGGTCAGTCCGTGGGCCGCGCGATTGACGCTTATCGCGATCGCGGTGAGCGCCTGGACGGTTTTACAAAAGCTTCTCAATCTCTTCAGTTAGACAGTCTCAAGCTGGACAATGACATCAAGAAAGCGCAGCTCGCTTCGTTGACTTCAACACTCAATCAGGCCGGCACTCCCCCGCCGGTTCCTTCAGCCGGTCAACGATATCTTGTCCCAGGTCAGGGTTCTACGGCCGGTCCGTTGGTCGACCGGCAACCTACTAAAGTGACAATTCCAGACCCCAGCCGGCCACATAATGAAGCCGGCGCTAGTCCAGAAGTGGGCTGGAATAAAACGGCGACAGGTTGGGCACCTGGTCGCTCAGAAAAATTCGCTCAGTCTGCCGAAGATGATTGGGCAGCTGGCGTTGGGTGGAATATCAGGAATCGTTTGGTTCCAATGATGTCTATCAAGGATACGCGGCCTCCTTTTAGTGCAGGCAAAGGCCGAATGTGGGAATGGAATCCTTTGCTGCAGGAGTATCAGTCAGTGCCTATTCCTAATAAACCGTTCATCATGAAAATCGAGAGGAGGTGATTTCAATGCGTGGTCGCAGAGGTCGCAGGTCTTATGGTCGTGGTCGTCGGGTGTTTTCCCGGCGCCGCGGTTCAGCGGGCCGGCGCCGGCGTTCAGCCGGACCACTTCGCGTAGGGTTCCGGATGTAATGAAATGTTCATCCCCTTACGTTCATATGAGCCAGGCACACCCATGCGGTCAGTGCCTGGCTTGCCGCATCAACAAAAGGAGACAATGGTGTCACAGAATAATGCTGGAGAGTTTGCTGCATCCGCAGAACTCGTTTTTAACGTTGACATACCAGGACGAACACCTGCCGATATCGAGCAGCGGTTTGCCGACCTTATCGCCGAAGCATTCAAGAAACTTTTTGAAGAGGCTGCGGAAGAAAGCGGAGCCGTTACGCTTGAGGTATTTTCTAGTCGGGGAGTATGGCGACGTGACCCAGAGACCTCACTACCACTTAGCCATGTTCGGGCTCTCCAACTGTCGTTCCGGAACGACACAGCTCACTAAACGCAAAACTCGGTGCTGTCCCGAGTGTGATTTCGTTCAGGAGGCATGGGGCCTTGGCAATGTGTACTTGGGCGAGCTCAACAACCAATCAGCGCAATACATCGCTGGTTACGTCTGCAAGAAAATGACAGGCAAATCAGATATTCGGCTTGACGGACGTCACCCGGAATTCGCAAGAATGTCACTCCGCCCTGGAATCGGGGCGGACTTCATACCAGAGGTGGCGTCAAGCCTTATGCAACATGAAATTGATACGGAAGATGTCCCTAATGTGTTGCGTCATGGGCGTGCTGTTTATCCTCTGGGACGTTATCTCAAAGGAAAATTGAGGGAACATTTAGGTCGTGAAAAGGAGGTTCCAAACTCAGTCAAAATCAAAATGGATCAGGAGATGCAGCCTATGCGAGCGTATGCGTTCGCAAATTCGCTTCGTCTCAAGGATGTGGTCAAGGAGGCGTACCACGGTCAAACGCTCCAGGCAGAAAAGCGCTTTGCGCTAAAACGAAAACGAGGATCGATATGAAACGTGGAAAATTTAGTCTCTCGAATTACAAGCTCCTCTCGTGCGATATGGGAGAGCTTATTCCGTGTGGTATGTGGGAAGTCCTTCCCGGGGACACTGTGCAGGCCGCTACAAGTGCCCTGCTGCGCGCGTCTCCGCTCTTGGCTCCTGTCATGCATCCAGTCGACGTCAGAATTCATCACTGGTTCGTCCCTCACCGTCTGGTCTGGGAGGATTGGGAAAATTTCATCACTGGTGGTCCGGATGGTCTCGACGCCTCTGTATTTCCCACTATTACTATTGGCGGTGGCTCAGGCGCTGCTATCGGTAGCCTTGCTGATTATCTGGGCGTTCCGACCGGTGTAAATAACATCGAGGTCTCAGCTCTTCCGTTCCGCGGCTATGCCATGATCTGGAACGAGTGGTATCGCGACCAGGACCTCGAGACAAAACTCACGATCGACAAAACGTCAGGCGCGGACACAACAACAAACACAACACTTCAGAACATCGCCTGGGAAAAAGATTACTTCACGTCGGCTCGTCCCTGGGAGCAAAAGGGTTCCGGCATCACTATTCCGCTTGGCGATACGGCGCCGGTTCTTGGTATCGCTACTGCAAACCCTGCAGGCGCATTCACGTCAGGCTCGGCAACTGGCTGGGACACCAGGGCAACCGACGACGCAGTAGGAAACGTTACCTATTCTCCTAAGTATTACTCTGGCGCAGCTGGCTTCTATTTCGACGCCAGGACGATTGAGTCGGATGCTGGAAAGCAGGGTCCTAACATCCGGGCTGATCTTTCCGACGCTTCAGCAATTACGGTAACAGCGCTCCGTGAGGCAATGGCACTCCAACGCTACGAGGAAGCTCGTGCAAGGTTTGGGTCACGCTATGTTGAATATCTCCGTTATCTCGGCGTTCGTTCTTCCGACGCTCGCTTACAGCGTCCTGAGTACCTGGGCGGTGGCAGGGAAACTATCCAGTTCTCAGAAGTCTTGCAGACAGCAGAAGGCACCGATCCCGTCGGCGCCCTCAAAGGTCACGGCATCGCCGCTATGCGTTCCAACCGCTACCGGCGTTTCTTCGAAGAGCACGGTTACGTGTTTTCTTTCATCTCGGTGCGGCCTAAGACAATCTATGCCCAGGGCTTGCCCCGTCACTTCAACCGGCGTGTCAAAGAGGATTTCTGGCAGAAAGAGCTCCAGCACATTGGCCAGCAGGAAGTTCTCAATAAGGAAGTGTACGCAGCTCACGCTACGCCAGATGGCACATTCGGGTACCAGGACCGCTACGACGAGTATCGGCGCACGGAATCTACAATTGCCGGTGGTTTCAGAGACAATCTGGATTTCTGGCATTTCGCCCGAATCTTCGGATCGACCCCCGCACTAAACGGCGATTTCGTCAAGTGCGTTCCAACCGAGCGCACCTTCGCCGTACCATCGGAAGATGTGCTATGGGTTATGACCAAACATTCTGTCCAGGCACGCCGCCTGGTCGCTCAAACCGGCAAATCGTTTATTTACTAGGAGGTAATAATGAAAAAGATCAAAGGCCTCGAGGTCGAGGCTAAGTCTTACAAGTCAAATCTCGGCCGCCTGGACGAGAAGGGCCGCGAGATCCTCGACGGCCGCCCCATGGAGCCCCCTGTGGGCTACAACCCCCAACCATCCCTCATGGAGAAAATCCGTAAGATGGTTTACGACGCCCAAATTCAGCGCGACCTGGCTAAGGCTGGCGCTGAAACGTTCGATGAGGCCAACGACTTCGACGTAGGGGACGATTACGACCCCAGCTCGCCCTGGGAGCAATACTACGAGCCTACCCCCTTCGAAGCATTTATCGCGGACAAGGAACAGGCACAGAAGGCGGAGCCGCCCCGGGAGCCCCCAAGCGGAGGGGCGGCGCAGCCCCCTGCAGAAGGCACTCCAAAGCCCGTGACGGGCTGATCTACAGTACATACACTTGATATGTACTGTGTTAGGTGACACCAAAGAGGACAAAAACGATGGCAAGAGGAAGGTCCACAAGGTCTTCAGGGCTGCGGGATATCTCCACTATCCCTAACCGAAGGTTGACAGCCTTAAATTTTACAACCAGACCGATAACCTTCCTCCAAACCATCGAAGATCGTAGAGACTTCCACCCCGAGCAGGCCGTGAGGCCTGCTCGGTCTTTCTCTCGATCGGTCCACAACCTGGCTGCTCCGGCTCGCCGGACAGGCAGGCTTCCAATCGGAGTCACCTTTCACAATCCAGAAAAAGTCTTAGTCTGCGTCCGTCGCAAGTCCAGGCGAGAGGTCCTCTTCGCTCTGGGACAAACAGGCAAGGGCTCTGCCTTGGGCAAACGTAGACGCAACCACTATTCCGAAATTCAATGCTAGGAGGTTCCCATGTGGGGAGAAATTGCATCGGCCGTTGGCAATCTTGCCGGGTCAATCATGTCGAACAACCAGGCCAACAACAACATCGCGCTTCAGAAAAAGTTCGCTCAGAACGGTATTCAATGGAAAGTAGCAGATGCCAAGAAAGCAGGGATTCACCCTTTATATGCATTGGGTGCGCAAACGCACTCTTTCGCTCCGGTCCAATCTTTCGCGGGCGATAGCATCGCGGCCATGGGTCAAAACATTGGCCGTGCTGTTGATACATACAGCGATAAGTCTCAGCGCGCTGATGCTTTTACAAAGGCTAATCAGGCTATTCAGCTAGAGAATGGCAAGCTCCAAAACGATCTTCTCAAACAACAGATCGCTTCCAACCAGGCAACAATCAATCAGGCGGGAATGCCGCCGCCAGTTCCTACAGCTCCAAGTCGGTATCTCATGCCAGGACAAGGATCGACGCAATCCAATCTTGTCAGCCGTCAACCACTTCAGGTTTCAACTGTGGATCCCATAGCAAAACAAAACGAACCAGCCTCACATGCAGAAGTTGGCTGGGCTCGTACAGCAACAGGTCTAGCCCCAACTCGGTCCAAGGATTTTATGGACCGTTCAGAAGATGACTGGGCTGCTGCACTCGGATGGAATATCCGCAATCGCTTAGCTCCAATGATGTCTATCAAGAACACAAAGCCACCAGTTTCACCTGGTCGCGGTCGTATGTGGGAATGGAATGCTTTCATGCAGGAATACCAATCCGTACCCATCCCCAATAAGCCCTTTATTCTAAAACTCGAGAGGAGGTGATTTCAATGCGTGGTCGTAGAATGAGTCGTCGTCGTTCGTATGGTCGTGGTCGTCGGGTGTTTTCCCGGCGTCGCGGTTCAGCGGGTCGTCGTCGGCGTTCAGCCGGTCCACTTCGCGTAGGGTTCAGGATGTAATGAAATGTTCATCCCCTTACGTTCATATGAGCCAGGCACACCCATGTGGGCAGTGCCTGGCGTGTCGCATCAACAAACGGAGGCAATGGTGTCACAGGATAATGCTGGAGAGTTTGCTGCATCCGCAGAACTCGTTTTTAACGTTGACGTATCGGGACGAGAACCTGCCGATATCGAGCAGCGGTTTGCCGACCTTATCACCGAAGCATTCAAGAAACTTTTTGAAGAGGTTGCGCAAGAAAGCGGAGCCGTCTCGCTTGAGGTATTTTCTAGTAGGGGAGTATGGCGACGAGACCCAGAGACCTCACTACCACTTAGCCATGTTCGGGCTCTCCAATTGTCGTTTCGGAACGACACAACTCACTAAACGCAAAACCCGGTGCTGTCCGGAATGTGATTTCGTTAAGGAGGCATGGGGCCTTGGCAATGTGTACTTGGGCGAGCTCAATAACCATTCGGCTCAATACATCGCCGGCTACGTCTGTAAAAAAATGACAAACAAAACAGACATACGTCTTGACGGCAGGTATCCAGAGTTCGCAAGAATGTCACTCCGCCCAGGGATCGGGGCGGACTTCATACCGGAGGTAGCGTCTTCGCTAATGCAACATGAGATTGTTACGGAAGATGTCCCTAATGTGTTGCGTCATGGGCGTGCTGTTTATCCTCTGGGACGTTATCTCAAAGGAAAGTTGAGGGAACATTTAGGCCGTGAAAAGGAGGTTCCAACTTCAGTCAAAAACAAAATGGATCAAGAGATGCAGCCTTTGCGAGCGTATGCGTTCGCAAATTCGCTTCGTCTCAAAGATGTGGTCAAGGAGGCGTACCACGGTCAAACACTCCAGGCAGAAAAGCGCTTTGCGCTAAAACGTAAAAAGGGATCGATATGAAACGTGGCAAATTTAGTCTCAGCAATTACAAGCTACTGTCGTGCGATATGGGCGAGCTCATCCCGTGTGGTATCTGGGAAGTTCTCCCAGGTGATACTGTTCAGGCCGCTACTTCCGCCCTGCTGCGGGCGTCTCCGCTCCTGGCTCCAGTCATGCATCCAGTCGACGTCAGAATTCATCACTGGTTCGTCCCTCACCGTCTGGTCTGGGAGGATTGGGAAAATTTCATCACTGGTGGTCCGGATGGTCTCGACGCCTCTGTATTTCCCACTATTACTATTGGCGGTGGGTCAGGCGCTGCTATCGGTTCTCTTGCTGATTATCTGGGCGTTCCGACCGGTGTAAATAACATCGAGGTCTCAGCTCTGCCGTTCCGCGGCTATGCCATGATTTGGAACGAATGGTATCGAGACCAGGATCTGCAAACAAAACTTACGATCGACAAAACGTCAGGCGCCGACACAACCACCAACACGACACTCCAGAACATTGCCTGGGAAAAGGATTACTTCACCAGCTCCAGGCCGTGGGAACAGAAGGGTGCAGGGATCACCATCCCGCTTGGTGATGAAGCGCCGGTGTTGGGTCTCGGTACATCCGGGTCAACTAAAGACGTCGGTGCAATCGACGTTTACGAAAGTAACGCAACCGGCATCGGGGACACTGTAAATTACGCCAACAAATTTAACGGGGGCGGTAATATGTATCGCGAGGCTGTTACCCTCGCTTCTGGCGAATGGAAAATGAACATTCGCGCGGACCTGTCAGAAGCGTCCGCAATCACTGTAACTGCACTCCGTGAGGCAATGGCACTACAACGCTACGAGGAAGCTCGTGCAAGGTTCGGTTCACGCTATGTTGAGTATCTCCGTTATCTCGGCGTTCGTTCTTCCGACGCTCGCTTACAGCGCCCTGAGTACCTGGGCGGTGGCAGGGAAACCATCCAGTTCTCTGAAGTTCTTCAGACAGCAGAAGGCACCGATCCAGTCGGCGCCCTTAAAGGTCACGGCATCGCGGCTATGCGTTCCAACCGCTACCGGCGTTTCTTCGAAGAGCACGGTTACGTGTTTTCTTTCATCTCGGTGCGCCCTAAGACAATCTATGCCCAGGGCCTGCCCCGTCACTTCAACCGGCGTGTCAAAGAGGATTTCTGGCAGAAAGAGCTCCAGCACATTGGCCAGCAGGAAGTTCTCAATAAGGAAGTGTACGCAGCTCACGCTACTCCAGACGGGACGTTTGGATACCAAGACCGCTACGACGAGTATCGGCGCACGGAATCTACAATTGCCGGTGGTTTCAGAGACAATCTTGATTTCTGGCATTTCGCCCGAATCTTCGGATCGACCCCCGCACTAAACGGCGATTTCGTCAAGTGCGTTCCAACAGAGCGCACCTTCGCCGTACCATCGGAAGATGTGCTATGGGTCATGACTAAACACTCTGTCCAGGCACGACGTCTGGTCGCTCAAACCGGCAAATCGTTTATCTACTAGGAGGTAACAATGAAAAAGATCAAAGGCCTCGAGGTCGAGGCCAAGTCCTACAAGTCAAATCTCGGCCGTCTGGACGAGAAAGGCCGCGAGATACTTGACGGCCGTCCTATGGAGCCCCCAGTGGGCTACAACCCTCAACCGTCGCTCATGGACAAAATCCGTAAGATGGTGCATGACGCCCAAATTCAGCGCGACCTGGCTAAGGCTGGCGCTGAGACGTTCGATGAGGCAAACGACTTCGACGTAGGGGACGATTACGACCCCAGCTCGCCCTGGGAGCAATATTACGAGCCTACCCCCTTCGAAGCATTTATCGCGGACAAGGAACAGGCACAGAAGGCGGAGCCGCCCCGGGAGCCCCCAAGCGGAGGGGCGGCGCAGCCCCCAGCAGAAGGCACCCCAGAGCCCGTGAAGGGCTAGTCCACAGTACATACACTTGATATGTACTGTGTTAGGTGACACCAAAGAGGATAAAAACGATGGCAAGAGGAAGGTCCCAAAGGTCTTCAGGGCTGCGAGAAACCTCCGCTTTCTCTAACCGAAGGTTGACAGCCTTAAACTTCACTACCAGACCGTTAACCTTCCTCCAAACCATCGAAGATCGTAGAGACTTCCACCCCGAGCAGGCCGTTAGGCCTGCTCGGTCTTTCTCTCGATCGGTCCATAGCCTGGCAGTCCCGCGGCAGCGGGGTGGCAGGCTTCCAATCGGGGTCACCTTTCAGAACCCTACCAAGGTTCTCGTATGCGTCCGCCGCAAGTCCAGGCGCGAAGTTCTCTTCGCCCTCGGACAAACAGGCAGGGGCTCTGCACTGGGCAAACGGCGGCGCAATCACTATTCCGAAATTCAATGTTAGAGGTCGATTATGATCGGAGACGTCTTAGGTGGTATCGGCAGCATTGCCGGTGCGTTCATGCAGAAGTCTGCAGCGGACAACAATATCAAGCTTCAAAAGCAATTCGCGCAACAGGGCATCCAATGGAAGGTGGCAGATGCGAAAGCAGCGGGAATTCACCCTTTATATGCCTTGGGTGCACAAACCCATTCTTTCAGTCCGGTTCAATCGTTCGCTGGTGATAGCATTGCGTCAGCGGGCCAAAGTTTTGGCCGCGCGATTGACGCTTATCGCACTAATGGTGAGCGCTTGGACGGTTTTACAAAAGCTAGCCAATCTCTTCAGTTAGAGAACTCAAAGCTTCAGAACGATCTTCTCCGGCAACAGCTGGCATCGAATCAAGCAACACTAAATCAGCCAGGCACTCCTCCGCCGGCGCCGTCTGCGGGCAATCGATACTTAATGCCTGGTCAGGGTTCTACTGCTCTAGGACAAGTCAACACTCAGCCGCTCAAGGTCAATTCAGTGGATCCCACAGCAAAACACAACGAAGCGGGAGCATTCGGAGAAGTAGGCTGGGCTCGTACGTCGACGGGTCTCGCGCCCGTTCAAAGTCAGGACAGTAAGGATCGTACGGAGGAAGATCTACCCGCCTTGATGGGCTGGACAGTTCGCAACAGGCTCATGCCTATGTTGGATACAAAAGGCCTTACTCCGCCTGTGAAGCCAAAGGCCGGGTATTATTGGCGGTGGAATCCGTGGCTTCAGGAGTATCAGGAAACGCCGGTGGTCCGGCGTGCAGCAACGCCATTCGGTTGGCGTAATTGGTGAAGGGAGGTGATTACAATGCGTGGTCGTAGAGGTCGTCGTTCCTATGGTCGTGGTCGCCGGGTGTTTTCCCGGCGCCGCGGTTCAGCTGGACGTCGTCGGCGCTCGAGCGCTCCACTTCGCGTAGGGTTCCGGATGTAATGAAATGTTCATCCCCTTACGTTCATATGAGCCAGGCACACCCGTGTGGGCAGTGCCTGGCTTGCCGTATCAACAAAAGGAGACAGTGGTGTCACAGGATAATGCTGGAGAGTTTGCTGCATCCGCAGAACTCGTTTTTAACATTGACGC